AGGTCGTCACGCATCTGCCCTGCATCGTGACGCTGACGCGTGTGTCCCTGCGCGCGCTCGACGACGACAACCTGCAGGGCGCGTTCAAGGGTGTGTGTGATGAAGTGGCCAAGCAGCTCGGCCTCGACGACCGCTCGAAGCTCATCGCATGGCACTACCGGCAAGAGCGCGGCGCCTCCGGCATCCGCATCGAGGTCACGCATCTTCGTGGCTGCGTGGAGTGCCAGGCCGGGCACGTGGAGCACCCTGAGCCCGGGAAGTGCGGCTGTGCGTGTCACGAAAGGCGCACCGAATGAACGCTCGCGCAAAGCAATGGAACGCGTCGGAGAAGGGTAAGGCGGAGCACGCTCGCTATGCCGCGAAGCCGAACGGGCGAAAGTGCCGAGCGTGCGGCGAGGCTCTCCGTGGAACCCAGGAGCGCGCCTGTTCGCCGCATTGCCGTGGCGTTCTGAGCGCGAAGAAGAACGGCTGGCTCGATCTTGCGTTCCTCATGGATTCGTCGCTGTCCTGAATAATTAATAAACATTGAATCTTGCTGGCATCTCAAACTTTGGAGGGGCAATGAAGAAGAGCGAAGCGAAGAGCATCGGGCCGCAGACGCCCATCACCGACCCGGAGCAGCACTATCGGCCGCACCCATCGGCGGAACACCTGCCGCTCATGTCGTCGGACCAGCTGGTCGCGCTCGCGAAGGACATCGAGAAGCACGGGCTGTTGCAGCCGATCATGCGTTACCGCGGGCTCATCCTCGACGGCCGCAATCGCTTCATGGCCTGCGGCATGACCGAGAAGCCACGGCGCGAGCCGCTCTACGTCGAGTGGAACGGCGAGTGTGGAACCCCCACGGCCTACGTGCTCGCCGCGAATGATCACGGGCGCCGGCACCTGACCACGCAGCAGCGTGTGTTCACGGCCGTGGCCGCGTTGCCGGCCCTGCGCGCGGAGGCCGCGGAGCGGCAGAAGAAGGCCGACCCCTCTGCCGCTAAAAGCGGCACAGGTTCGAGCGAGCCAATCCGCGCCAGCGACCTGGCAGCTCGAGCTGTGAGCGTGTCCGCCGACACCATCGAGCGCGCGGAGAAGATCCAGAAGAGCGGCAACAAGGCGCTGATCGCCGCGGTGCAGAACGACGAGCTGGCGATCACCGACGCCGCCGCGGCGCTGGCCGATCCGGAAGCACTCACCAAGGCGCTCCAACCCGTGCTGAAGGCCGTGCGTGCCCATAAGGCCGCATTGGCTGCCAGGATCGAAGGCAAGCCTGTCGCCGAAATCCCCAAGGTCGAAGGTCCGCGCACGCTCATGGCCTGGATTCGCGAGCACAAGGCCGCCGCGTCGGCCTCAGGCGAGTCCGCGCCGGCCACCCTGAAGCTACCGGCGGTCGTCGACTCCGAACGCGCCAGAGAGGCCGTGGCGGCGCTCAAGGGGCTGGGGCGACCCGAGGTGTCGGAGTTCGCAGCGCACCCGGGGTTCGTGGTGGTGACGTTTAGGGCGGGGGAGACGACACCATGAGCAAAGCGAAGCTCGTCGAGGAGTGCGAAGTTGTCGAGATTGGATCGACTGGAGGCGACGGAAAGGTCTGGTGTCGCTTCAAGGTTCTCGGTTCATCTGGGTCGACAGAGAACCACCTGATCACGGCCGCGGTTCCGGCGCGCGCGGCTGAGCAGATGTCGATCGGCGCTCGGGTCAGGATTGAGAGCGACTGCGCGCGATCGAGTCGTTCAAGCCGGCGCCGCGAACCGTCGAGGAAGCTCGCCACGCCGAAGGTGAACGTGGCGCTGGCGTGGCTGGAGGCGCAAACGTGAGCGCGCGCGAATCCCCAAGCGGCTTCGACGAGTTCATGGACTTCGCGCTCGTCATGGTGCGGACCGCCGTAATCTCGCACCTGCTAGTCGCTGCCCATGTCTCACCATTCGGAGAGGGCTGGACCTTCCTCGGCACGTGGGCCGCGTGGCATCTATCGCTTGAGTTCGCCATTCGCGTGCGGAGCGGCTTATGACGCGCGCCGAGCGAGAGGAGGCCCTTGCGGGCCACGACGTCCACGCGATGGAGAATCTTGCCGCAGGCCTGACCATTTGCGGACTGCCCATCATCGGCACGGTGATCCAAATCGAGGGCGACGATCTTTACGGCGAGGTGACGTGTCAGGTCTGCCGCAGTCCGCTGGCTCCGCCTGTCGTGGCGTTTCGTGCGACCGGGCGCGAGGTCGAGATCCTTCTCGGAAGCAACGGCTCGACCGTTGTGCTGCGCCGACTGACGTCCACCGAGGCTCGCGATCTGGCGCGCCACCTGTGTGCCCAGGCGGACGCAGCCGATGACCGCCTGGGTGCGACCGTCGTGCTTCACCGGGAGCGCGACCAATGACCGCCTGGACCACCGAAGACTTCGACGACGACGACGACGAGAGCGAGCCAGATCCTCGGGGCCTCGACTGGAACCGCTGGCACAACGACAGCGGCTGTTCGACCTGCGATGGCAAGGGCTATCTGACCGGCAGCGACATCCCTGCTTTCTGGTCGGAGCTGGGGAATGGGCGACCAGCGATGGTGCGGTGCCACGGCGAGGTGCATTTCCGATGACCGACGACAGCCGAGAGCGCCGGAAGGCGTATGCGCGAGAGAAGTTGGCTGAGCTGAATCGCCTGGAGGCCGAACGTTCTTCCTCGCAGATGTTCGACGCAATCGAAGTGGACCCGGAGCTTAAGGCGATGGGCGACGCGCTCCGCGCGCAGTTGCGCGCAGACCTGGAGTTGATGGCGACCACTGGCGACCTGCCGAAGTCGAAGAAGGCACCCCATGTCTGACCCCGACACCCCCGAAGCCCTCCCGCCCATTCCCGAGCCCGCGGCGGAGCGACCCTAAGCAGGTGAATTCGCATGGCAGACCAGGCACAGAATGGCGCACCTTGGGTCCCCAGCGTCGCGCAAGCGGCGGTTCTGGAAGCAGCCAAAGATCCGGGCGTTGACCGCACCATCGTCGCCATCTGCGGCGAGGCCGGTGTCAGCCGCACCGCGTTTTACTCCTGGATGCGCGAAGACCCCGGCTTCAAGGCGAAGTGGGACGGCATCTGGATCGAGGCGCTCGATACGCACTTCGCGGGCATCGTCGCCGCGGTGGTGAAGAAGGCCCAGGCCGGCGGCGTTGGCGCTGCGCGGCTCGCCGCCGAGCTCAAGGGCGTACTCTCCCGCCGCATCGAGCTGACCGGCCGCGATGGTGGGCCGGTCCGCACCATCGACCTCTCGAAGTGCTCTCCGGAGCAGCTCGACGCGCTGATCGCTCTCGACCCGAGCCTTGCCAGCGAGCTGAAGCCCGGTGGCGGCTAACCTCCTCGCGCAGTTCGGCGCAGAGGAGATCGCGCGCCAGGCTCTCGCCGAGCGCTGCCGAAAGTCACTCGCGCAGTTCACGCGCTACGCCTGGCACATCATCGAGCCCGGCACGCCGCTGCGCTGGAACTGGCACATCGACGCCGTGTGCCGCGCGCTCGAGGCTGTGAGCCGCGGCGAGATCAGAAAGCTGATCATCAACATCCCGCCGGGCTCGCTGAAATCGATCCTCGTCTCGGTGATGTGGCAGGCGTGGGAATGGACGTGGGCGCCGGAGCGTCGCAGTCTCTTCGGCTCCTATGCCATCGACCTCGCGCTTCGCGACTCAGTGCGCTGCCGCTCGATCATCGAGTCCGACTGGTATCGGCGGTTGTTCACGCCAGCATGGAAATTCTCCGGCGACCAGAACGTCAAGAGTTACTTCGAGAACACACGCCGCGGATTCCGGATGTCGCTCTCGGTCGGCGGCGCTGGCACGGGCTTCCGCGGCGACAAGGTCGTGGTCGACGACCCGCTCAAGGCCCAGGACGCCTACAGCGAATCCGCGCGGCGCGAGGCGCTGGAGTGGTGGACCAAGACGATGCCCACGCGCGTGAACGACCCTGCAACGGGCGCGTTCGTGATCGTGATGCAGCGCCTCCACGAGGAGGATCTGACCGGCCACATGCTTAAGCACGGCGGCTACGTCCACCTCTGCCTTCCGTCCGAATATGAGCCCGACGTGCCGTGCGCCTGTGGTCTCAAGCCGTGCACCTCGGGGCCGCTGGAGAAGCTCGACCCGCGCACGCAGCCCGGCGAACTGCTCTTCCCGTCGATGTTCACGCGCGCAGTGCTCGACGAGCTCAAGGGCCCGACCGCGCTGGGATCGATCGGCTATGCAGGCCAGCACCAGCAACGCCCGGCGCCTGCCGACGGCGGCATGTTCAAGAACAGCTGGTGGCGCTTCTGGCGGCACCCTTGGGAAGCGGACATCCCGGAGTTGAAGGCGCGCACGGTGGTCCTGCCGTCGAAGTTCGACCGCAAGGCGCTGTCCTGGGACTGCGCGTTCAAGAAGACCGACACCTCGGACTTCGTCGCCGGCGGCGCCTGGGGTGGCGTGGATGCGAACCGCTACCTGCTCGAGCTCGAGTGGGACCGGATGGACTTCACCGAGACGTGTCGCCGGCTCGAGGCCCAGTCAGCTCGCCACCCCGATGCGCGCGAGGTGCTCGTCGAGGACAAGGCCAACGGTCCGGCGATCATCACCACGCTTCAGAGCAAGATCCGCGGACTGGTCGCGGTGAACCCTGAGGGCGGCAAGGAAGCGCGCTGCGCCGCCACGTCGCCGCAGACGGAAGCGGGGCAGGTCTTCATCCCGCTCCACGCCCCCTGGCGCGACCGCTACATGGCCGAGCACAGCGCGTTCCCGAATGGCGCCAACGACGACGCGATCGACCAGCAGAGCCAGTTGCTGCTGCGATGGGGCACGATGAGCCACGTCGACCTTCTGCGTGCCGTCCTGGCCGCACGCTAGCCCCGGGCAATCCGTGGCATGTCGCGCCGCGCCCGCTCCGATGCCGCAGCTCCCCGCCTGTCCGTTGTGACCCCGCGCGCATCGCCGGGGCCATCGGGATTCCGCACCGACGGCTGGGCGAACCAGGTCACGGGCGTCGGCACGATGCGCGACAAGCGCATGTCGGCGGTGTTCTCGCCGGACTACTTCACTCAGCCCGAGCTCGAGCTGATGTACCGCGGCAACGACATCGCCGCGCGCATCGTCGACGACGCACCCAAGGAAATGGTGCGGATGGGCTTCGAAGTCCTGTCCGACGACAAGGACGGCGCCGAGGCTGTGAACGCCGCGGCCGGGCAGGGTGGCGACGACTCCGAAATCCCCGCGCTGCCGGTGCTCAAAGAGTTCGAGAAGGCGCTGCGGCATCGCCGAGCGTTCGGCGGCGGCGCGGTGCTCTTGGGCGTGGATGACGGGCAGGACCCGATCATGCCTCTCGACGAGAGCCGTATCCGGTCGTTCACGTACCTTACCGCGTTCACGCCCGAGGAGATGCAGCCGGCGTCCCGGTACACGGACCCGATGCACCCGAAGTACGGAAAGCCGAAGGTCTACCGGCTCATCCCCATGATCGCCGCGTCCGCGGGCATCCTCGGCCCGGACGTGAAGGCGATCCAGCCGGCCAGCTACCAGACGCTCATCCACGAGACGCGCATCATTGCGTTCGAGGGCAACATCGTCTCCCGGCGCCAGCAGGCGCTCAGCTACAACTTCGGCTGGGGCGACGGCGAGCTCGCGCGCGCGTGGCGCGTCATCCGCGACTTCGACACGTCATGGGACGGCGCGGCGCACCTGCTCCAGGACTTCAGCCAGGGCGTGCTCAAGATCAAGGGCCTTTACCAGCTCGTGGCGAGCACCAAGGATGGCGACCAGAACGGCGTGGCCACGCGCTTGATGGCGCTGGACATGATGCGGTCGATCGCGCGGCTGATTCCAGTCGACGCAGACGGCGAGGATTTCGAGCGCAAGACCACGCCGCTCTCCGGCTACCCGGAGATGCTGGACCGCTTCAGTAACCGCGTGAGTGCCGCCGCGCGCATGCCGGTGTCGCGGCTCCTGGGCCAGGCGCCCGCGGGGCTGAATGCGACCGGTGACGCGAACATTCGCTGGTACTACGACGACATCGAGTACGACCGCGCGTCCGTGCTCAAGCCAGCGCTGCATTACGTCGTGCGCCTGCTCATGCTCACCAAGGGCGGCCCCACGAACGGCAAGGTGCTCGAGTCGTGGAGCATCAACCTGCCGTCGCTGTGGCAACTCGACGACCTCCAGAAGGCCGACGTGCGGCTCAAGACAGCGCAGGCCGACGACATCGAGATCCGCAACCAGGTGCTCACGCCCGAAGAGGTCGCGGCATCGCGCCACGGCGGCGATTCGTGGTCAGCGCATACGTCGCTCGACACGGGCACGCGGGAGGCCATGGAGAACGGCGCACCGCCGTTGGACGACGATGGCAACGTGGTTGTCGACCCCAGCCAGCAGGACCCGGATGCGGTCGATCCCAAGGCCGCGCTCATGGGGCCGCAGACGCTGGCGATGCTCCAGATCGTGCAGGCGGTGGCGAGCGGCTCGATCCCGCGCGACGCCGGCGTGCAGATGTTGGTGGCCGCGTTCCCGCTGACCGACGTCGAGGCCGAGAAGATCATGGGCTCGACGGGAGCAGGGTTCGAGGCGAAGCCCAAGCCCGCGCCGGTGCCGTTCGGCGGTGCAGGTGGCGCAGGTGGCGCAGGTGGCGCGCAGGCGAAGCCCGGCGCAGAAGGCGAGCCCACCGACAACGGGCCCGTGGAAGTCGAGGCGCACCAGCGTCAAGGGATGCCGGTTGCGCCGCACACCCGGAGCGAGCCGGTGGTCGAGGCACCCGCGAAGAAGACGGACGGGAAGAAGAGCCGGAAGAAGTCCAGCAGCAGCAAGCCCTGAGGAGGGCGAACATGACTGACGTGAAGCAGGCCCATGAGGCCCTGACGTTTCTTCGAGAGGCCGGGCTGATCTTCGAGATCAACCGCCGCGTGCTGCATCCGCTGGGGCTCGCCATCGGAACGGCGCAGGAGGGCGACGGGCCGCTGTCGTTCATCATGGTCGACAGCCGCGATGATCCTGAAGGCATGGCATTCACCGCCTCGACGTTCGCGGATGCCTCGGCGCGCTTGGCGAAGTACATGGACGAGCACGGCATCGCCGCTCTGGCAGCTCGCAAGCGCCGTCTTGGGTTCATTGAGCAGGAGCGGTGATGCACACCGCCGACACCGCTACCCAGGCCCTCCGCCTCGCGAATCTCACCGCCGCGCTCACCTCGATCGCCGGCAACCCCGAGCCGCCCGCGCACCGCGTCTGGCTGGACGCGACCGCCGCGAAGTGCCGCGCCGCCCTCGCTGACGTCACGCCCGCCGGCAAGACCAAGCCGCGCAAGCGCGCGTGGATGCGCATGACCATCGAGGGCGACACGCACGGTCGCCTCATCCCCGTCTTTCCGGGCGTGCACGGCTACGCGGTCGGTTTCGGCAAGACGGCGCGCCTCGACGGCGCAGGCAAGCTCGAGCAGGTGCCGCTGACCAAGATCAAGGTCTGCGCGCGCACGCTGCTGTCCGCCGTGGAGCAGGCCCAGGCCATGCTCGGAGCCGACGCATGACTCCCGGCGCCGCCGGCCGCCGCGCGGTGACGGTTTCGCAGCTGCGCGCGCACCGAGCCGCAGCCAAGGCCATGCGCGGCCGACGCCCGGCGCTGCGGAAGAAGATCACGCCGCAGGTCCCGCCCAAGGCCATCGCGCGTTCGTACCTCGCCGCGCTCTTGGTGGTCGTGCGTGATGCGCGCGCGGCGGTGAAGCGCGAGATCGAGGACCGCTACACGCAGCTTGCGAAGAAGGCCGCTGCCGGGCAGTCGGTGCACGACGAGATCGCCGCAGCCGTGGACCGCGCGCAGGCCTCGTGGGCGCGCGAATGGCCCGCGGCGAAGCTGCGACGGCTGGTGAGCGAATACGCCACGCGCACGTCGACGTTCCAGCGCGCGGAGTTGGTGCGCCAGCTGAAAGGGCCGCTGGGCGTCGAGGTGAAGATCGCCGACACGAAGCTGGCGCCGCGGCTGCATGCGTTCACCGCGGAAGGTGTCGCAGGCATCCAGGCCTTGATCGCGCGCTACTTCGCGCAGGTGCGCGCGGTGGCGATGAAACTGCTCCGTCCGAGCCACGGAGACAGCGCGCGCACGGACGCACCACCACCTCCGCCAGACGGCGGCATGGGTCCGCCCGAGGACCGCGGCGGCCCGGATACGTTCGAGCTCGAGGGGCAGGTGGGGCTCGACCGCTTCACGCTCGATCTGGGCAAGCGCGGCGATGCGGCCGAGGGCTACTCGGTGCAGCTGTCGGATCTCAGCATCCGCGGGCTTTTCGGCGACTTGAACGAGGCGCGCCAGAAGGAACTGGGTCTCGACGAATACACCTGGGAGACGATGGAGGACGACCTGGTGCGGCCTGAGCACGCGAAACTGCACGGCAAGCGGTGCCGCTGGGACGATCCGCCGGCGATCGGGAATCCGGGAGATCCGCCAGGGTGTCGGTGCCAAGCGACGCCCGTGGTGGCTGAAGTCCAAGACCTGCTCCAGTGAGCAACCCGCATGTGCTGCCTGAGGAGGCGCACATGCCGAAGTACACGATCGCCGGGCCGCTCGAGGCCCAGCAGCTTCTCGACAGCGGCAAGTGGATGCCGCTTCGCGATGCGGTCGAGGTCGAAACCTCCGACACCCTGCGCGTCATCGACACCCGCACCGGCGCCGTGAACCCCGACCCGGCGACGCTCGCGGTGCAGGCGAACACGGCCGCGGTGCAGAAGCTTGTCGCGGACCTGAGCAACGTTCCGCAGCCCGCGCCGGTTCTCACCGTCGACACTGTTTCCGCCGACGCGCCAAAGCCGAGCACGACCACGTGACCGGCCCGAGTTCGCGTCGGGCCTTCGGGCGCCTTGAAGCCGCAAGGCTGACGGCCGGCTTCATCCGCGACGCAATCCGCGCCACGACCGTCGAGCCCTGGTGGTGCTGGGTTCTTGCGGTAGGCGCCATTACCAGCGCCGCCGTCAACATCTGGCGAGCGCTCATCACTCTTCGGATCGAGATCGTACCGTGAACCGCCTCCGCGTCTACGCCGGCCTCTGCCGTTTCGTATTGCCGTGGGCGATGTGGATCGCGCTGCTCGGTTGCGCCCAGCCGGCACGCCCACTCGCCGCCGCAGAGCTTCGCGCCGGTGCCGCGGCCAAAGCGCGCCGCGATCTGATCTTCGACCGAATGCGCCGCTGACCCACCCCGAGCAACCCGGAGCATGCCGGTCCGCCGCTACGACCTTGCCAGCCCGCCGAGCCGCAAGCCCGAGCTCCTGCCCAACGGCTTCTTGAAGGCCGACGCGGTGCTCACGCGCGTGGGCGTCTTCACGTACCGGCTCGCCGACGGCACCACGCGGCGCGAGCTCCGCCTGCCTGAAGAGGTCTTCAAGGCCGACTCGATGGCGTCGTTCGAAATGCTGCCGGTCACGGACGATCACCCGCCAGTGATGGTCACGGCCGACAACGCCACGCTCTACCAGCGCGGCAACGTCGGCAACGACATCCGCCGCGATGGAGACTTGCTCTGTGGCTCGGTGATGGTCACGGACAAGGCGCTGGTGAAGCAGATCACCAGCGGCAAGAAGGACCAGCTTTCGAACGGCTACGACTGTGACCTGGAGATGACGCCAGGGACGCACGCCGACTACGGCGCCTACGACGCTATCCAGCGAAACATCGTCGGCAACCACGTGGCGGTCGTGAAGGACGCGCGCGCAGGCCCGGTCGCGCGGGTCCGCATGGACGGTGACGCGGTGCTCGTCGCCGATGCCGCGCCCGATCCGGCCAAGCCCATGGTGCAACCCAATCCCGAACGGCCGGTGCAACCCGGCCATGAACCTTCCGCGGAGCCGCGCCTCATGGACAAAATCACGATCGACGGCATCGAGTGCACCACGCCGGAGCAGGTGCGCGAGATCCTCGCCCGCCGCGACGCCCGCGTGCAGGCCGCGCACGACGCCGCGCTGTCTGCGGAGCGCAAGCTGCGCACCGACGCCGAGACCGCGCTCGTCACCGCGAAGACCGACCTGGAGAAGTCCAAGGGTCGCGAGGACGGCATCAAGGCCGAGCTCGAGAAGAGCGAGAAGGCTCGCAAGGACGCCGAAGATCCGAAGCGCATGGACGCCGCCGTGCAGGCGCGCGTGGCCATCGTCTCCAAGGCCCAGCGCGTGCTGGGCGCGGACGCGAAGCTCGACGGCCTCGACGAGGCGGCGATCAACAAGCTGATGCTGGAGAAGCTGCAGCCGGGCGTGAAGCTCGACGGCAAGGATGGCGGCTACATCTCCGGCCGCCTCGACGCCGCGCTCGAGAGCTTCGACGGCGAGCACCCCACCGAGGCCAGCCTCCGCGCCGAGGTCGAGCGCGAGGACAAGGCGCATCGCGATGGCGGCGGCGACCCCGACAAGGCGCGCAAGGACCACGAGGAGCACCTCGACAGCCTGGCCAAGAACTACCGCCCGGCGTTCTCCAGCCGTCCCGCCCCGAAGGCCTGAACCTCTTTCCGGCCGCGCTGAGCGGCTGAGGACACCACCATGGGTACCGCCCAGAGCACCTACTCGCAGTTCGCGCCCGTCGGCTCGGCCGGCTTCCTCGCCGACACCGACGATGTGATGGCCGCGAGCTACTACAACGGCAACGCCTCGGCCGACATGCCTGTGGGCGTCGGCGTGGACGAGGACGGCACGACCTCCGGCAAGGCGGTCGCACCCTCGGGCTCTGGCGGCAAGCTGGCCGGCGTGGTGTTCAACACCTACGGCCGCGACCCCAACGGCCTGACGACCGGCGCCTACAAGGCCGGCGACAACATGCCCGTGCTCCAGAAGGGCAAGATCTTCGTCAGCCCCGAGCAGACCGTCACCCCGGCCGATCCCGTCTACATGCGCTACGCGTCCGGCGCGGGCGGCACCGTCCTCGGCTCGTTCCGCCTCGATGGCGACAGCAGCAGCGCGCGCCTCATCAAGGGCGCGAAGTGGCTCGTGGGCGCGCAGGCCGGCGGCATCGCCACGCTCTTCATCGACGTGAACGCGGCCCTCACCTGATGACCTCGCCCGGCTCCGGCCGGGCATGACCCTTTCGACACACGGAGTCCCGCATGAGCGCCGCGCGCAAGATGAAGATGCCCCACCTGGACGGCCACCTGGACGCCGCGCAGCAGTTCTTCTTCGCGCGCGAGCTCGAGGCCATCGAGCAGCGCCGGATCCAGGTCGATTATGCCGCGCGCAAGGTGCGCCAGCTCTTCCCGCCCAACCGGAGCGTTCCGGCCGGCTCGAAGAGCTACACCTTCCGCCAGTGGGACCGCACCGGCATCGCCAAGGCCATGTCCGACGGCGGCAACGACGTCCCGCGCGCCGATGCGTTCGGCGTGGAAGTGACCTCGGGCATCGAGCCCTACGCCCTCGGCTACGGCTACACCTTCAACGAGATCCGCTCGGCGGCCCTCGCCGACCAGAAGCGCCCGGGTGGCCAGAGCCTCGACCAGATGCGCGCCAACGCGTGCACCGAGGGCTTCGAGGATGCGGTGGAGCAGGTGGGCATCAGCGGCCTGAGCCGGAAGAGCATCCTCGGCGCGCTGAACCAGCCCAACGTCCCGACCTTCACCGTGCCCGCGGGCGCTGGTGGCGGCACGGCGTGGACCACGAAGACGCCCGACGAGATCATCGCGGACATCACCAACTTCCACGCGTTCATCGCGAAGCTCACCAAGCAGGTGGAGCGCATGCAGCGCCTGCTCCTGCCCACGAGCGCCTACGAGGTCGTGGTGGGCACGCCGCGCTCGAGCCAGAGCGACACCTCGATCGCCGAGTGGGTGATCCGCAGCCAGGCGACCTTCAAGGAGATCGACACCTGGGTAGCCCTGGATGGCGCCGGCGCCGGCAGCACCGACCGCATGATGGGCTACACGCCCGACGACATGAAGGTGGGCCTGGTGATCCCCATGGAGCAGACCGCGTATCCGCCGCAGGTCGATGGGCTCGAGGTCGTGGTGAACACCGAGGGCGAGCTGGGCGGCATCGTGTTCTTCAAGCCCGCCAGCGCCTGCTACGCCGACGGCGTGTAACAGGCCCAGCAGCAAAGCAGCGAGCGAGGGCGCCCAGGTGGCGCCCTTTCTCTTTGCGGGCCTACGCGCGTGCAACCCGAGGGCATGGCGGCGCGCGTCGCCCCAGCCAACCCCAGAGGAAGAAACCATGGCCACCGTGCTCATCATGAACAACGCGGACAGCTTCCGCGCGCTGCCCCCGCCGCACATCCGTCGCAAGCCCGACGCCGAGAAGAAGCTGAAGGCGCTCCAGTCGCACGTCCTGTTCCCTGGCCTGAATGAGGTCGGCGAGGACGAGTGGACCGAGGCGAAGAAGCTGCCGGTGATCGCGCACCTCATCGAGGAGAAGGTGCTTGAGGAGATCAAGGGCAAGGGCAAGAAGGCCGCATCGACGCTCTCGGACCTCAAGCCCGAGGAGCAGATCAAGATGGTGAAGGAGACGACGAACGCGGACCTGCTCCAGTCGTGGAAGGACGGCGCGCCCGCGAACGTCGCGAAGGCCATCGCCGACCGCATCGACGAGCTCAAGGCCGACCCGAAGAACGGCAAGAAGTAGCTCGAGCAGCATTGATCAGCGGGCGGTGATCTGGGCGCGAGCTCGGCGCCGCCCGCGGTGCTTCAGGAGGCGAGATGGCGATCACCCGAACCGACGTCACCGACCGCTTCGCCGAGTTCACGTCCATCGGCGACCCCGAGTTCGATGACGTGCTTGCCGACGCCGCGCTCCAGATCAACACCAGAGTCTTCGGCGACAAGGCCGACCTGGGCACGGTCTACCTCGCAGCGCACCTGCTCGGCTGCGCGCACCCGTCGCTGATTCCACCGGGGCGCGTGACCAGCGAGGAGATGGACGGCACGTCCTACAAGTACGCGGTCGCCGACCACCAAGCCGCCGGCGATGACCTCGACTCCACGCCGTACGGCCGCCTGTTCAAGCGGCTGCGCGCGCAGCTGCCCGGCGCGCGCTTCGTGATGCCCTGCTGACTCGTCCTTCCGAGCCGCGCCGCGGTGCAACCTGTAGGCGTGCGGCGCCACGCGCCCGGAGGATTTCAACAATGAAGAAGTTCCTGACCTTCGTCGGCTGTGTCGCGCTGGCGGCTGCCTCACTCCAGGTGCTCACCCCGGTGCGCCGCGCCGAGGCCTACGCCTACAACACCATCCGCACCCTCTCGAAGGGCTCGCCGCAGCTGCCCACGCTCGGCGCGCTGCCCCAGGGCGGTGACGGCCTCTGCGTCTCGCCGCTGACCCTCGCCGGCAACCGCTCGAGCGGCGCGGACGTCGAGGTCACGTTCCTGGGCGCGGCGCCGGCCTACTACCGCACCGCGGCCAGCTACGGCGCGGCCGATGGCGGCTACCCGACCACCAAGGGCCACAACAACCCGCCTGGCTCCGGCGATGGCGGCTACGCATCCGTCGGCGGCGACAACTATCTGCCCGCGGCCACGCCCGTGCGCTTCCATCTGCCCGGCACCGACGACTCGATCTGCGCGGTGTCCGTGGACGGCGGCTCGCTCCTGGTGTCCATCGTCAACCCCTGAGGCAGCGCGGCGCGCGCTCCATTCTTCGCGAAGGCGCCTGCGGTCGGGGCGCCTTTGTCGTTGCGGGCTATGCAGGGGCAACCCGAGGGCATGGACGCCTCGAGTTGGTTCACGCAGACCGCGACGGTGCAGGTGCCGACATGCCTGGCCGCCTCGGGCTCGCGTGAGCTCGTCTGGGGCGACCAAACGCCGCTGGCTTGCCGCGTGACGCCGCAGGACGAGCAGTTCCAGGGCTCGGATGGCCAGATGATTACGAGCTCGCACCTGCTTCGCACCGACCAGCCGATCGACGTGAAGAGCCGCGTTTGGATCCCCGGCACGGACACGAGCGATGCGCAGCAGGCGCGCAAGGTGCTCCGGGTGCGCGCGACGACGGCGAAGGGCGGCGGCTACACGCTCTACCGCGTGGACTTGTGAGGTGAGCATGCCGAAGTGGGAACCAGAGTTCACGAGCGTGACCGTGCGCATCGTCCGCGCCGACGGGCAGGTCATCGAGTACGCGTTGCCGCAGGCTAGCGACGATCTGCTCGAGCTTCGCTTCTCGCTCGACCGCCCCTTGATGCTGGATGGTTCCACGGAGAACGGCGACCAGAAGAGAGCAGCCGGCCCCGTTTCATTCCTGCAGGTGTCGGCGGCGGTCCATCACAAGGGCTGAGCCATGGCCGTCCGGCTCACGTTCCAGATCAAGGGCCTCGCCGAGCTCCAGGCGAACATCGAGCGGCTTCGCGTCGAGGCGCCGGGGGCCACTGCGGCCGCGGTTTACACCGAGGCCCTGGGCATCATGCGGCGCTCGCGCTCGCTGGTGCCGGTCGACACGTCCGAGTTGATCAACAGCGCTTGGTGTGCGATGCCCGATGTGAGCGCACCGGACCCCATCGCGCGCATGGGCTACTCGGCGCCGTACGCGCTTCCCGTTCACGAGCTCGTCGAGAACAAGCACCCGAACGGCGGGCAGGCGAACTTCCTCCGCGAGCCCTTCGAGGCGGCGCTCACCGGGTACGCTCGGCGGCTGCTCGCGCGCATCCTCGCGAACATCAAAGCAGACGTCACCGCGCCGCAGGCCGACTCAACGATCCCCACCTCGCCGCCGAGTGAGGCCACGTTGCGCCGCAAGGTCGGTCGCCACCTCGCGCGCACGGGCCGACGTCACGAGGCCGCGCGGCACTTCCTGAGCAGCGAGAAGAACCGGATGCGCGCGCAGCAGATGGCCATGGTCGGCGCGGCGTTCGACAAGGGCAGAGGATAGGGCGCTCCGGGCAATCCGGTGCATGCCCGCCAAGCAGCCCGACAAGGATTTCGCGACCGCGCTCGCCGCGGCTGGCCTCGGGCTCACGTTCGGCGTGGACAACCCCACCATCGCCACAGGCCTGCCGCTCTCGCCCACTGAGCCGGGCGCCTCGCAGATTCAGGTCTGGGTGTGGACGCACGGCGGCCCCGCGCCGGAGCCGTACATCGGCCGCGACCTCAGCAACCACGTCACTGCGACCTACGACCCGACGATCTTCGTGCGCGTGCGCGGCGCCGCCGATGCCTGGGATGCGCCGCTCGCGCTCGCGCGCAGCATCATCGCGGCAATGAGCTTCAACCAGCCCGCTGGCTACCTGTCGCTCACGCCGGACCAGAGCGAGCCAATCCCGCTGCCGCCCGACGAGACGAACCAGACGCAGTTCCAGATGACGTTCAGCCTCAAGTACGTGGCCTGAGCTGGAGCCGCGCAGCCCGGAGCAACCCGTAGGCGTCACCTACGGAGCTCCGGTCCATGTCTGCGAACGCTGCGTATCTCGAGACAGTCGGCGAGTCCGCCTCCACCTCGGGCTTCATCACGATCGGCGGCGTGAAGAACGCCACCTTCGGCCCCAAGCGGGACATGCTCGACATCTCCACCCTCGGTGGTGGTGCGGCCAAGGCGAAGCTTGCCGGCATGACCGACGGCCAAGTCTCGATCGACGGCGACTTCATCGCTGGCGACACGGGCCAGGCCGCGATGCGCGCTGCATGGGCGAGTGGCGCGGACCTCTACATCCAGCTGCTCTTCGACGGGACCAACGGCTACTACGTCAAGACGAAGATCAGCCAGTTCGACATCAAGGGCGCGACGGCTTCGACTGTCAGCTTCAGCGCGACCTGCGAATTCAACAGCGGCATCACGGCGGTCGGCTCCCCCTAACTGCGGAGGCTGGTGGCGAGGCTCCATGTGGCCGCCTCGGGGCCGCCGCAGCCAGCAGGGAGCAGCGGCCGTGCTCGCCACCCCGGCCAGCTGTCTCGTTTAGGAGCGCGCCATGTCGCAGGTCGTCTCGTACAACTCGAAGGTCTACGCGAGCGGGACGACGACCAGCTTCACGGCTGAGCCGACGACGCAGATTGGCGCGTCGAAGTCGTACCAGATCAACACCTCGGTCAAACGCATCCTCGACCCGAGCGTGACCCCGACGATCAAGATCTCCGGCTCGCCCGTCGCCGCGGCGAACATCGCCAGCATCGATCTCTACTTCGGGATCGTCACCTTCATTTCGACCTACTCGCCTGCGGGCGCGCCGACGGTGGACGGTAGCTATCTGCCCATCATCTCGGTTGCCGACCTCACCCAGTACGCGGTCACGGGCAAGGTCGACATGCTCGACACCAGCGTGATCGGTGGCGGCGCGGCGAAGACCAAGCAGGCGGGGATGTACGACGTCTCGGGCAGCATCACCGGGCTCGATCCGTTCTCGACGGTCATCGACTCCAGTGCGAGCGTGGGTAACAAGAGCTTCTGGGACTGGTTCGGCAACGGCACGCCGAAGCTGCTGGAGATCGATCCCGACGGTGGCGGCACATATGTGTTTCGCGCGTGGGTGCTCTTCGAGAGCATCTCGTCGAAGGCCGCGACCGCCGCGCTCATCGATCGCTCGTACAGCTTCCAGGGCGCGCAGCAGAAGTTCGCGTTGTCGAGCGGGCTCACCGTGCTGCCAGCGAGCTGGGGCGCGCCGTAGAGCTCCGCCCCCGCCCACCGAGCAACCCGTAGGCGGCGCCTGAGACGGCGCACTTATGGAGGCTCAAACACATGGCAACGGAAAGCGAAGTGAAGAAGCGGGCTCGTGCGGCGACTCTCGGCGCGCCCACGGGTTCATTCAAGACCATCGGCATCTGGATCGGCGATCAGCTCTTCGCCGTCCGCGAGCCCACGGTGCGCGAGCACGGCGAGATCATGAAGTCCGCCAGCGAGGCTCTCGCGAGCGGGAAGTCGGACATCAACATCTCCAAGCTGCGCGTGGCTGCGGTGATCAAGTGCACCTGCGTCGGCGAGCAGCTCAAGGACGGCGACGGCAACCCGATGACCGAAACCGTGCCGCTGCTCGACACCCATGGCAAGCCGCTGCTCGACGAGAACGGACAGCCCAAGACCACGACTCGCCCGATGGTGAAGGCCGGCGAGCGCGTCTTCGACGACGCCGACACGGCGGCCCTGCTCGACCAGCCCGTCTCAAGCTTCATCGATCAGCTGGCCAGCCCGGCCATGACCTTGGTGAACGCGAAGACGGAGGACGCGCGCAAAAGCAGTTGACCCCGAGCTCTCGCCGCTGCGGTGGAACCTGTTCGCCATCGCAGACGCGCGAGGGATCGAGGTCTGGGACGTGGAGGCCTACCCGATGAGTTACCTGCTCGAGTGGGTGGCCTTCATAGAGCGGAAGAACAAGCCGGCGGGGTAGGCCATGAGCGACATCCAGGCGCTGCAAGCCAGCATCGGCGCGGATGTCGCTCAGTTTCTGACTGGCATGCAGCAGGCCGCGGCGATGGTCGCCCAGCTTGCGCAGGCGCAGCAGATCGCCGCGCAGGCGTCGCAGGAGCACTCCGCAGAAGCCACGGCCGCAGCCGATGCCGCGCGGCAGCAGGCGCAGGCCGCGAAGGAAGCCGCGGCGGCCTACAACTCCGACTGGTCTGATGCGCTGAAGGAAAACACCGCGCGCCAGAAAGAGGCCACCGACGCAGCGAAGGAGGCCAGGGAGAACACGCAGAAGCTCTATGACCTCCTGGGCGTTTCTGTCGGGTTCGAAGCAGGCAAGAAGGTCGTCGACACTCTGAAGGAAATCGCGCTCGAAACGATCAACGCCGCTGCGTCCGCGCAGATGATTGGCGTTCGTTTCCAGTCTGCATTCGGCGTCGCCTCTGATGGTGTCGCGGAGTGGGCCGAAACCGCCGGCGCACTGCTCGGTCGATCCAGGGACGACATGATGCAGGCGGCGACGGCCGCCAAGGTCATGGCCGAAGGGCTCGGCATGAGTTCCGAAGCATCCACGGATGCCGCCGAAGGCCTCACCAAGATGGCCGTGCAGATGTCGATCGCGCGCGGCATCTCGCTCGACGATGCGATCCAGCGCCTGAACACTGGTCTCCATGGCATGGGTCGCGGGCTCTATGAGTTCGGCATTGCGCTCAATGCGACGACGCAGAGCCAAGAAGCCCAGAAGGAAGGCTTCACGGAGAGCTACGCCCAGCTCACCGAGGCCCAGCAAGCACAGGTCAACTACAACATCATCATGGCGCAGTCGGGGAAGCTGGCCGATGACGCGGCGGCGGCCTCGGGCACATACGCCAACCAAGTCGTCTCGCTGAAGTCGAGTTGGGAGGAGATGACCGCGCACCTCGGCGGCGCGGCGCTTCCGGCGCTCACGTCGATCGTCGAGATCATCAACTCTGGCGTGAAGGCGTTCGACTCCCTGAAGGACAGCACGAAGGGTTGGATTCTATCGCTGGCGATGGGCCCGGTGGGCGTCGCCACCAAGATGATCCAAGACCTCTATTCGAACGCGAAGAAGGTTCTCGACCTCGCGGGTGGCGGCAAGGACCCAGGCGAGGTCCAGCGCCAGGCGATGTACGCGCAAGCCCAGCAGCAACAGGCACAGAACGACGAAGATAAGCGCCGCTACGACGAGCTGATTGCTGAGGGCGAGGCTGCAAGGGCCAAGCGCGAAGCGGATGACGAGAAGGCCGCCGAAGACCTCAAGAAGGTCTCGGATGAGGTCGACAAGGCCCGGCTCGAAGCCTGGCGCCAGGCGCAGAAGGTCCAGCAGGAGATGGCGCAGATCTCCGCTGAGGCCGACAAGCGCAAGCAAGAGGCGGCAGCGGCAGAGTTGAAGGGCGCCGTCGATGCAGCGACCGCACGCGTGGATGCGGCAACCCAGGCCGCGAAGATCCAGCAGGAGGCCGACCAGAACGCGATCAAGAACGCGCAGACGGGCGCCAATGCTGCCGAGCAACACCTGAAGGACGCGCAGAGCAACGGGACCTTCTCGGATGTGCAGTCGGCGCAGGCTGCCGTCGATGCTGCCTATTCGAAAGTTCAGGCCGCACAGGTGCAGGCGGTTCAGGATCTCCAGGGACAAATCGACGCGAACAATCAGCAACTTAATAACCTGTCGATTGTCGGCGACCAGCAGGAGGCCCAGAAGGAGATCGAGCGAATCAAGAAGGAGAACGCCGACCTTCTCCGGAAGATCGTCGACGATGAAACCGCGCTCGAGGATTTGAAGCGCCAGAACATGGACCGCGCGCGCGCGGAGCTCGCCGCGTACCAGGCAGGCGCGGGCCTCGGCTCGCTTGGAGCGCAGGCTGCCAATGCGTCCCAGTTCGGGAAGCTCGCCAATGACACCGCAGCGGGCCTGAAGTCCGGGGGCGCGGCGGGCGGGCTCGCTGCTGCCGGCTACGACTTGCTCAGCCAGAGTTCGCAATTCAAAGCATTCGTCGCCCAGGTCGACGCGATCTTCGCTGACCTCTCGAACGCCATCGGCTCGGGGCTCGGTCCACTGGTTCCGGTCATCACGGAGATCGGAACGATCCTTCATCCCATCATCGAGATCCTCGGCCAGATCTTCGCCGAGTTCGGGAACATCCTCGCGAGTGTCGCGATGCCATTCCTGAAGTCGATCGCCGAGCTGGTTCAGCCGATTGCGAACCTGCTGCTCGCCGTGACCCCGCTTCTTCAGCCGCTGATCGAGCTCGCTTCGATTTTCGAAATACTCGTCAATCTCTTCGACCCGATCGTCATCACGATCGAGATTCTCGGCGGCATCTTCCGGATGTTCAGCGGGGCCATCCAGAGCTTCACCGATGGCGTGCAGAAGGTCGTCAGCGACATCGCCGGATTCTGGAACGGGCTGATTCAGTGGTTCGACTCAATCCTGCACGACATGGACACGCTGCCGGTGATCGGCGGCTACATGGACACGCTCGGCCAGTCCCTCGAGGGGCTGCTCATCAACACCAACGGCACCGCAACCGCGATGAACTCCGCCGCCCAGGCCGCGCAGGGTTTCGCGTCCTCGCTGATGTCCGTGAACCAGGCCACGGCTCAGTTGAACCAAGCGCGCCAGAAGGAACAGGCCGATGAGCAGGCCCTCGCATACGCCCAAGCCCACGGGATGTCGCAGGCGGTGATCGACGCGCTCCAGAAGCAGGTGCAGCAGGATCAGCAGAGCGTGAACCAGGCGAACTATGCCGTGCAGGAGTCGTACGACGCCGGAAATCCCGCGAAGCTGCTCCAGGACATGGCTGATGCGTCGCTGTCGGCGGCGATGGCCACGCAGGACAACACCAAGGCTGTCCAGGCGCTCACCCAGGTGCTCGCCAACACGCCCACCGGCTTCAACCTCGGCGCGTACACCAGCGGCAGTCCTGGCGGCGGCACGACCGTGGTCGTCGTCCAGGGCAACGGATCTCCGCTCGATCAGACGATGGCGAACCTCCGGAAAATCACCGGCAAGCTGGGCCGCGGGACGGGAGGCCAGTTCCGATGAGCTTTCTCTCTCTCAATGGGATCGTCATCCCGATCATCACTGCGAAGCAGCCGCAGCCGAAGCGCGACATCATCGGCAAGGGCATCGATCGCGCGAACGACGGAAGCGCCCACAACAACTTTAACGCGAAGAAGTGGCGGTACTCGGCGACCACGCAGCTGATGGCGCAGGCCGACGCGATCTTCATCGCGAACGTGCTCGAGGCCCTGGGCGACCACTGGTCCTTTGAGAGCGGCGATCTCCTCAGCGACAAGGCTCAGGCCTTGGCCGTGAGCGGCGCGGCATTCTCGACGGTGCAGCCCAAGTACGGCGTGGGCTGCCTGCTCATCCACGGCAGCAGCTCGGACACGGCGACGGCGACGCTGCCCAGCGTGGCATTCGGCTGGACGCTCATGTGCTGGCGCTACGACAGCGGCACGACCTACAACCACTACATTGTGACCTCGGTGGTCGGCGGCACAGTGCAGCGCTACCAGAATGGGACGCTGCTGGGTACGGGCCTGCCTAACTGGCTCACCGTCAACACCAGCACGAACACGATCACCATCCAGCACGCGAGCGCAGATGGCGCGACGAACATCTACTACGACGAGATCGTGACCGTGCCCGCATACTGCCCCTTGGACCTCGTGAGCGGGCTCTACACGTTCCACAACACGCAGGCGTGGCCCTCGCCATATCCGACCATGCAGGCGAGCGGCGACTTCATGCCGGCGACGATCAACGTGATGGCGCAGCCAGGCCAGTTCGACGTGATCCAGGCAGCCATCTCGGGCTCGTTCGTCGACAACAACATGGACTTCGCGTTCGACCTGATTGAGGCGTAGGAGCGGCGCGCGCGATGACCGCACGGGGCAACCCGATGCGTGCGCTTCCACTCCACGCAGGACGACAAGATCTTCAGCGCGAAGGGCCAGGCGACCTGGCTCCGCGTGGACGTGCAGGACTCGGGCGGCACGTTCCGCGATCTGACCGCGCAGCGCGGCTACAACTTTGTCGTCGCCGCCACGTGGAAGTGGGACCACGACACGGCGCTGATGACCGCGACCGTGAACCTGACGCGCGAGATCTTCGGGCTCTCGCTGTCGCCGGACCTCTCGACCTCGGTCCTGAACGCACTTGGCGGCGGCACGCAGCTGCTCCTGCCGAACACGCGCATTCGCCTCTACGTGCAGCTCCAGCCGTCGGGCATCGCGCCGCAGTCGGGCTCGTGGCAGATGGTCTTCGACGGCTGCATTGACACGCTCAACAGCGGCCCCGACCCGATGCAGCTGGACTGCTCCGACCTCACGGTACGGCTGCAACGCGCGTACATCCTCGACGATCGCGCCTACGGCGTGTGGCAGCCGGGACAGCGATATATCGGAAGCGGCTCGTCGGCATACCTGGGCTCCTCGACCATCGGCGCCGTGGTGGTGCCGCAGCCGACTGACCCGACGTTTCCGCAGAACCCCGACGCGCCCACAGGGCCGTGGCTGCGGTGCACCGGGTCGACAGGGCAGGCCGCGGCGAACAGTTGGATCGCCAGCCACAGCTACACCAATGCAACGGTGACGCCGACGATCCCCAACGGCTTCACGTACACGATGACCGGCACGCACACGTCCGGGAGCACCGAGCCAACGTGGCCGCAGCAAGCCGGGCTGACCGTGGTCGATGGCGGCGTGACGTGGACGTGCGTGCAGCCGACCGCGCCGAGCTGGCCCGCGACCATCGGCGGAACCGTCTCAGACAACGGCCTCACCTGGACGAACGTCGGCGAGGCGGGGCTGCAGGCCGGCGTGCCGTGGGCCGCATCGACGAGCTACCCGGCCAACTCCATCGTCACGGGCACCGTCGCGGTCTCCACCGCGGTCGGCACGGTCAACGTGACCTACTGGTTCAAGAACAAGACGGGCTCGACCTTCAGTAGCGGGAGCTCGACGCCATCTTGGAGCGCGACGCTGGGCGGCACCGTCGCCGACAACGGGCACAACTGGACCAACGTGGGCCAGATGTGTGGCACGCCGCTCGAGACGCAGATGCAGATGGTGCTCGACGACAACATGGGCGCTGGCGCGTGGCAGCTCTATTGCCCGCTCCAAAGCTATGAGGTCTGCCGCCCGTACACGCAGAGCGGGATGAACGTCCTTCAGGCGCTCCAGAACCTGGCGAACATCAACGCCTGGGACATCCGCTATCGCTGGGCCGACTCTACGCCGGTCACCCTCGGCGGCACGAACAGCGCGCCCAACACCCAGAACTGGGCCGGCGCGGGCTCGTCGGGGTTCTTCCTTACGTTCTACAACCCGCTCCGCGCGAGCACGTCGAGCGCATACACGTTCCCGCCGTCGAAGTACCGCGACGTGCAGACTGTCTCGCGCGACCTCGACACGGTGCGGAATTACATCAAGGTCGGCTGGTGGGATGGCGTCAACGTCGACGCCACCGGCAACCCGGTGCTGTCGTACGCGCTCGCGCAGGACTCGGGCTCGATCTCCAAGTACGGCAAGTTGGGCGCGGTCATCACCCCGGACGCGAATACGGGCGTGAACAGCGCGACGACCGCGGGAAACATCGCTGCGGCGATCTTGAGCGACTACGGCCAGGACCCCGTCGAAGTCGAGGCGGAGCTCGAGCTCTCGTGGTGGCTCGACCTCGCCGACGTGATCACGATGCAGGCGGACAACCTGCACTGGAACAGTGATCAGACGTTGGCCGCCTTCTCCATCCAGCACGGTGCCGCGCAGAATGGCCCCGCGATCTCGACATTCACCCTGCGCGGGAAGCCGAGCGCGGGGCATCACCGCTGGACGGACCTCTTTGCGGTTCCAGGTGGCAACGGCGCGGTGAAGCAGCTCGGTGGCGTGGCGACGCGGATCCCGAACGTCACCTCGACGATCGCCGGCGCGAGTATCGGCTTCACGCTGCCCAGCTCGCGCGAGCGTCGATACGCGACGACCGAGCTGCACCTGTCGACGAGCTCAGGCTTCACCGCGAACGCGAGCACGTTCGTCACGAAGGGAAACGCTGGACGTTTCGACCTGGCGCCTGGTGGCAGCGGCGGAAGTGCGATCGGCGCGCTGCAGCCGGGTACGACCTACAAGGCGCGGATCATCCACAAGGACGTGAACGGGAATCCGTACCCGCCGAGCCCGGAGTTCACGGTCACGACGGGGTACGCGAACCTTGCGCACATCAATCCGAACTTGGTGCAGAACCTCGGCGGATTCATTTCCACAAGCCCGACGTTCGCCGATTCCAGCACGGGCTTCGCGATCGCCTGGGATCACCTGTTCTTCGGAACGTCCGGCATGCTGAACACCAGCACCGGCGTGATCACCACGCTATTCGGCAACGCCACGTTCCTCGTTAATATCCGCTGCCTTGTCGCAGGCGGACACTCAGGAAACGGGGTTCAGGCCACCATCCAATTCTTCACCGGTAGCTTCTGGTCGCAGATCCGCTCGTTCCCAGTGGTCCTGTTCAACGCGAGTGGCAATGCGGACATGTGCTTCACCGCGCCGATTCAGGGGATCGCGGCATCGACCCAGCTGCGAATCGTACTCGTGCCCTCCGGCAGCTCAGGAAACACGCTCACGCTTAACGGCGGAACGCCAGGATCCGGCGGCAACGACGTGCCGTCCTACTTCTCGATCACGCAGATGTTGCTCTAGCAGCGGCGACCGTTCGGCGGCGTTGCGCCGCAGTAGCCGCCATCGAATGGCGGGTCGCATGGGATGCAGCCAGCGTCGACCGGGCCGGCGTCGAGCGGCCCTGCGTCCAGATGGCCGGCATCGACGCTCGTTCCGGCATCCGAATCAGCGCCCTCTGCTACGGGCTGCCCACACGCGCACACCGTCATCAATGCCATCAAGCCCAGCCAGCGCATCGGACCCACCCGTTAGAACGCATTCCCGAATCGAACATTCGGGGAGCTCGAATCAAACGAAAGCAACCGACGGCCATCGGCATCGACCATTTCAAAGCAACTGCTATCGACTCCAGCCGCTTTAAGCCAGCCGTCGCGCAGCTCAAGGGCCATCTTCGTGCGGTCATCTCGGGAGACCCGGAACCACGGCTTGGCCACCTCCACAACCAGGCAACCGTCCTTGATGTGCGTATAGCCAATCAGCCGAACGCCCGCAGGCGCGATGTCCATTCCGGCCATGTGCTCAAATGCCTGACGAGCCGATTCAAGATGCTGCTTCTTGATCTGGGGTTCATCTCGCCGGTTCTGCCACCAACTGGCGCCGACGAGCCCAAGCTGAGCCGCTCCTCCAGCCGCGCCCATCACCAATCCGCGATTCTTCCTTGGCGCCAGAATTGGCGTCGATTCGCGCTGGCGTTCGATCTCGCTGGGCATTTCTGGCGAGAACCGTAACCCCAGGATGCCGAGCGAAGTCAAGCCGCGTCCCTGCTATTGTCTCGCCATGGAACAGCCCACCGATCGCAAACTGCTCGAGTCCCTGGCGACGGCCAGCTTCAACGAGTCGTACTACCGCCGTCGCGCGGACCGTTGCGCGCGCTGGGATCTCTTGATGCGCTGCTTCTCCGCTGCGTGTGGCGCAGGCGCGGTCGTCACCTTCGTGGCGAAGCTCGACGGCTGGTCCGCGCATGCGTGGTCGGCGCTCGTGGTCACCTCGGCGGTCTTCTCGGTGCTCGGGCCGATCCTCCAACTCTCGGACCACGCGCGGAAGTGGTCGGACATTGCGAGCCGATGGACTGCGGTCGCGGGCGGCTTCCGGCAGATCGATCGCGGCGTGGTGGAGAAAGAGGACGTCGCGCGCGAGTTCTGCCGGCTGGTGCGCGACGGCGAGCAGCTGGAGCGCGAAGACGGGACCGGCCGAGACAATCGGCTCGCGCGCAGCGTGCAGGCCGAAATCACCGAGCAGCTGCGCGACAGGTTCGCCTAGATGAGCCGTCGCGAGGACACGCAGCCACCGAGTCCATGGCCACCATCGGCTCCGCCACAACAGCCAGGGCAGGGCGGACCGTCACCGCAGCCGAGCCCGCAGCCGCAGCCGCAGCAGCCGAAGCCCACGCGATAGAGCTCCGGAGCAATCTGGGACATGGCTCCGCTCCCGCCAGTCTTCGCGCGCGTCACCTCGAGCGGGCAAACCACCGCGACGCTCCTTGGTGAAGACGTGGCACTGCCGCTGCCTCTCGGTGCGAGCGCGGGCGGGACGCTGCCCTACGGCCCCAGCGCGGCGAACCTCGATGCCAGCGAGCTCACCATGGCCCTCGCCGATTCCGGCCTGAAGCACGCCAAGACCACCGCTTCCACTCTCACCGTTTCGGTGGCCTCCGATGGCTGACTTCTACATCAAGACCGGGAACCAGCTTCCCGTTCTCTCGGCCGCGCTCACCGATGCCACCGGGCAGCCGATGGATCTCACGGACTGCACGGTGCAGTTCCGCATGCGCCAGGCGGTGCACTCCACGCCCGCCGTGAACGCGCCGGCCTCCATCACCGACGCCGCCAACGGGAAGGTGCAGTACGCGTGGACCTCCGAGGACACGGCGACCGCAGGGACGTACATCGCCGAGTTCGTCATCACCAACGGCTCGGGGCAGACCTCGACGTCACCCAACAGCGGCTACATCTCGGTCCAGATCACGCAGTCGGTGTAGCCGTCCAAAGGGTAGTCCGGTGCCTACCATTTGGTAGGACGCTCGGTTACAGTCTCTCCTATGCGAGAGACGACGAACGCAGGGCTCGAGACCTTCCTCACCGAGGCCAAGCAGTGGGCCATGTCCGACGAGGACCAGCGCCCTTTGTGGCTCGCGTTCCGGCGACGACCGACCGACAAGCTCCGACTTCATCTCTTGCGCGCGAACACGCACAAGGTCTGCCGGATCGTGCTCAAGGAATTCAAGGCGCAGAGCCCGCATCTGCTCGACATGATCATCGACGCCACCGAAGAGGTGGAGAAGGCGATCCCGCGCTACGACCCGGAGCAGGGCACACCGTTCGGCGCATACATCCGCAAGGCCGTCCTGGTGCAGGCGCGGCGCACGTCCCGTCGGCTGACGTCACCCGTGCGCTTCGCCCATACCCATGGCGAGGTGGCGGTGCCCGGCCAGGCCGATTTGGATGACGTCGCCACTGAGGCCGCGAACGATCCGGACCCGGAAGAGCAGGCGTCGCAGGCCGAGGTGATGGCCGACCTGAAGCGTGCGGTCGACGAGCTCCAGCCGCTCGAGCGCAAGGTGTTCGTGTTCCACGCCCTGGGCAAGGTGCCGATGTCGCTGGAGGAGATCGCGAACCACCTCAAGCGCACCAAGGCCGAGGTCAAGGCGATCTGGGACGCGGCGCTGCTGCAGGTGCAGGGGCGGATGCGGCGCTGGCACCCGGAGGTCGCAGCTTAGCCGGCGGCTAATCGCGCGGAGCAACCAGAGGCAGCCATGAGGAGGCTGCCTTGAGTCGAATCGGATGGATGGTCGCAGGTGGTCTGCTCGCCGTGGCCCTGGGCGTGGTCTTCATCCCCCAGGCGCTCGCGACGCGGCCGAATGCAATTCCCGGCGCGACGCCTCAGCTGGTCATGCCGCTGCCGAGCGCGCCCAAGTACACCGTCTCCTGCGCGATGCCCCAGGGTGCGCCTGGGTGTTGCGTGATGGTCGACGCAGGCGCGGGCACGAGCACGTACTGCGACGCGGCCACGAAGTGCTACACGCGTTTCGTGGCGGCCCCGACCGACGGCGGGCCGTTCCCCGACGCGGGCGCCACCTTCGCCGTCCTCGGCGCCGATTCGCCGATTGCGGCAGACAGCGCGCGCGTCTGGGGGCTGGTGGACGCGCAGAACGCCGTCTGCGGCGTCTCGGCTGACGGTGGCACCCTCAACGTGAGCGTGCTCGCGCCGTGAAGCGCGCGCTCGTCATCGTGGCGCTGCTGGCGGCTTTGCCGGCGAGCGCGCAGGTCTACGACGGCGGGTATCACCCCACGCCGAAGGTGGACAAGTACGCCTCGAGCCCGGACCCGGCGTTCAAGCGCATCGGCGCCGATGACGTGAACTCCATCGTCAACTACGAAGACGACCTCCGGCTCGCCATCACCTCCGGCCGCTACCACGGCCTCTCCCTCTCCCCCGCGCCCGCGCCCATCGACGGCGGGGTGGCGACGTACGCCACGACATCGGACGCCGGGGTCGGCGCCACGTTCGGCGCGGT